ATGGGGGGGGGGTTGACCGTTACTTTTTTAGCTAAATTGCTCCTTGACAACGGGTTGATGATCGAGTAGAATACGGAATAGGAGGAATGAGATATGAATGATTTGACTACATGGCGTAATTTGATTGCTGAGAGTGCAGGCGATGACGTTATCATAAGTTGCACTCTGGATGAGATTGAACTTGACAGACCATTTGACGATGGATTTGGCTCTGCGAACGGTAAACCGTTTACTGCATGGAGCGAGATATACGTGTATTTCCCGGTGTGCTATGATGGTTGTGAATTTGTGGGTCGCGCTCCGAGAAATCCGTGTGATGAAGAGATTGATCATATAGGCGGCTAGTATAGGAGGAATGAGATATGGGTGGGTTTCATGGAATGACTAAGGATAGAGACGGTCACCTTGGTATATATTATTGCGAGCACCTCGTAACCAGTAAGTGCAATTTTAACTGCTCGTTTTGTAATTCGGTAGATAGTTCAGACGATCAGCCGCTCTCATTTATACTTGATGTTATAAAATACCTTGAGTCTAGGGGGTGTAAGTTCTACCATATTACAGGTGGAGAGCCTACTGTTCGGGATGACATAGTTGATATTGTAAGTGCTGCGAATAGAATGACTGTCAGGATGTCTACAAATGGTTCGGCGGATATTGGTCTGTATGAGGAAATTTTTAAAGCTGGGTGTAGGTCTTTTGCTATATCTCTCCATGATAAAAATGCATACGTGATTAGTGTCATTGAGTTTTTAGTCGGAATCGGTGCCGACGTTCAGATAGGAACAGTCGATAGCAGTAATGAGATGCTGAAATTTATTTCTGATCTGGGTGTGTCTGATATTAAGATCGGAACAATTAGCCAAAGCGAGTCATCCGTAATTGATGGTTTAATTGATATGCCGGAACATGAGATTATGTCGTATCGCGTAAAAAGGTTTTCTAAGGGGCTGGGGATGCGCGGCACATTGAAATCAGACAAATGTTTTCTTGCTCTTGATGACGTTTCTATTAAAGGTATTCATCATTACCCGTGTGCTGTATATATACGCGAGGGAGGTGATCCTATTGGGGAGTTTGGTTCTGAAATGATGGATGAAAGGGACGAGTGGTATAGTACACACTCATCATATGACGATCCGATTTGCAGTAAGTATTGCATGGATTTCAAGTGCGATTATAACGGGAGGAATGAGATATGAATGTAAGTAAAGAGGCGAAGGAATGCGTTGATAAAATCGAGAAGACAAGTCATGCTGCGGTATTGACTTTGGGTTGGCTTGCGTTAAAAGTTGGTACGCGCCTAAGCCACCGAAGGAGGGGGAATGAATAAGAAGACAGTGCCGCTAAAATTTCTTTACGTACAAAAGAACATCGAGAAGGGTGAGCCGAAAGACGTTGTTTTCGTATACATAAACGAAAAGCCCGGTGAGGAGCTTGGAATGAGGTTTCCGGCTGACATGAGGTTGGACGTAATGATTTCAGAGGTAGAGCGATTCATTAAGGAGGGGGAATGATGGAACAACAATCATCGGCTGAATTCTTTCGTAAGCATCGCAAAAAGGCGCATGCGGAAAATAATCTACTGCCACCTCCACCTCCAGAGAATGATATGAGAATCTTAGGAGTAGCGTAATGAAACACAAATACCCATGTATTAGATGTAATGGCACAGGTCGTATAGCCGATATGACTTGCTCTCGGTGCTGTGGAACTGGTAAGCAGAATAGCGTAAGGCAACATTCTCAATATGATCCGGCACATAACAGTGATAATAAAGCTGGTCGGTTTGGATGTGAGGAAGATACTATCGACCGTAGATTTAGCGATGATAGATAAGTAGGAGTGATGGTAGAGGTCAAGCAAGTTAAGCCGTTATAGTGTTCCGAGTGTGAGTCTTCGCAATTCGTTTTTGATGATAGCAAGAGATTTATGTGCGAACATTGCGGACGGTTGCCGACAACAAAGATGTAGATGCCATGTATGGGGAAAAGAAGAATAGCTAACAAAGGAAGCGTACAACACCAAAGAGACTACCGGAAGCGTCAAAGCGGATTAGATATCGAAATCCCTCCGGTGAAAGACCCTGAACGGCGTGAGCGTTGTTCGGGGAGCCTGCTATTGTTTGCTGAAACCTATTGTAAGCCTCTACTATACCTTGCACCTGCTGATATGCACAAAGAGATTGCTGCTGACTTCCAGCGGGTAGCGTTGTACGGTGGTCGTGCTGCTAGGGCGGCACCTCGCGGCGGTGGTAAAACGATTTGGTGTTTGATTGCTATCCTTTGGGCTGTGCTTTACGGTCATCGCAAGTTCTTTATCTATGCTTGTGAAAATCACTCTCTCTCTGATGATCGTCTTGTAATCCTTAAGGCTTGGCTAGAGCGTGGCATACAGGGCGATAAGACGCTACTAGAGGACTTCCCCGAAGTAACGGCACCTATCATAGCCCTAGAGGGTAGACCTCAGAGAGCGGCATCTTTAATGGTCGATGGAGTTCCTTGTGATTTGCGATGGACTGCAAGCGAAATTGTATTGCCTACGGTTGCGGGTTCTAAGTGTTCTGGTGCGCGTGTCGCTACCACTGGTTTGAATTCTGGTATCCGAGGTTCGTTAGGGGAAATGGGTAGACCGGACGGGGTTGTAATTGATGACCCTATGGGGGATGAAGCCGCGGCGAGTGCTGGCGTAATTAACAAGCGTAAGAAGATTATCAATAAAGGTATTACTCAATTAGTAGGAATGGGTAAGAATATCTCTTTATTTATGCTGTGTACGATTATCGAGAAAAACGACATCGGAGACCAATACACCGATAAAGAGACATACCCGGCTTGGAATGGTAAACGCTACACGTTCCTGTATGAGATGCCTGAAGATATACCGGAACTATGGAAAGAATACATTAGACTACGGAAGGAAAAGAGTGAAGATGATCCAGACGCTAGGGCGGCACATTCGTTCTATTTGGATAACCGTGTCGCTATGGATAACGGTCATGGCTGTACGCTTCCTCTCGCGTATGTAGGTGGTCATGTATATGACGGTGAAGACCAATGCAACATCCTTGAAGACGGTACGGAGGTTGAGTCTAGCGCAATCCAACACGCATACAACGTAATCGCCGATGACGGTCTTGAAACGTTCCTGTCTGAACTTCAGAACGAACCTATCGACGAATACGAAGGCATTATGAAACCTTTGACTATTCAAGAGGTTGCGCTGAAGGAGAATGGTCTTGAGCGTGGGATTGTGCCGCATGGGCTAGAAACTGTAGTAGTTCACGTTGACTGTGGAACACGGACAGATATTCACTATTCCGTTTGTGCGTTTGGGGAAGGGTTCACAGGGTCTATTATTGACTGGGGTACGTTTAAAGTAGACGAAAGCAAACCCGCTGATGTAGCGTTGACGGATGGGCTAGAGACGGCTATCCCTAACATATTAGAGCGTCACTACAAAGGCGAGAGAAACGGTATCCGCTATGAGGTTCAGCTTTTATTGATAGATTCTGGCTATCAGGCGAATACGGTGTATAATTATTGCAATCGGAATCCGTATAAGCATATTACATTCCCTGTGAAGGGTGAAGGTACGGACAATTTCTCAATACCAAAAAGCAGAGCGGTTAAAGTCCCTCACGGCGCAGGGTGGTGGTACGGTGAAGCGAAGGACTCAAGGCAATTCGTCTATCACGTTCACGCTAACTACTGGAAGGATTTAGTAGATGCGAGACTCAGGGTTGGCATGGGTGGTAGAGGGTGCCTATCGTTCAACCTGAACGGTAAGAAGGGCAACAGTGAGCTAATACAGAGCATTACATCGGAATCCGCACACCCTGAATTCAGAAAGAAAACAGGTGAGACGTATAACGCATGGAAAAACAAGATCAACAGACGCGATAACCATATATGGGATACGATTGTAAACTGTCATATGGCGGCATCCCGTATGGGTGTGTCACTTGAAGAGGCTATAGTGAGAATCAAAACAGTTCGGAAGCGTCCGGCTGTATCGGGTAGAGGAGTAAGGAGGAAATACTAATGGCTAAGAAGAAGACAGCAAAGAAGACAACAAAGAAGGTGGCGAAAAAGGTAGCGAAGAAAGAGGAACCGCGCAAGCGTCACAGTGGGTTAGAGTGTAAAGAGTGTGGCGGTGTTATGGCTGTAAAGAACACAATCACGGATGTAGATAAGCGTTATCCTGAATGTCTAAGACCAAAGCGCACAAAGACTCAATACTGCGAGTGTGAGCAATGTGGACGGCGAACAAAGAACGCAGTAGACGATACGATTAAGATAATTTGATTACGTTAGCACCCATAGCATACACTGTATTGACAAACGCTAAAAAGTGAGTACACTTATAGTAAGTACCTCCTGCCGGGGGTGATAGATGCGAAGGCATGAAACGCCGCAGACGAAATAAGTAGTCCGATCATCATTCCCGGTGTTTTTGTAACCCCACTTGGGATAGTATCCCTTGCTCGACGCGAAAGCGTTTATGTAGTTAGGCGGTTCTCACGCAAGATTAAAGATAGGATCGTTACCGCCGTCTTTTTTTAAAACTAAGTTTTCGGGCTGAATAGCTGGGATTGATCCCCCTTCTACCAGACTTCGGAGAGAACGCCATTCAGGGCTGAATACCTGAGTGGCGTTTTCTTTTAGTCCTTGGAGATTACATGGCAACAAACTATCAGGCGATTATTGATGCGATTGATGCCGCTGTGCTTGCGATGTATGCGGGTGGTGGGGCGCAATCCATTTCTGTAGATGGTAAATCTATCACATTTCAGACTATGAAAGATTTAATCGATGCGCGGAGAATGTATTCCGGCTTACTGTCTAAGGCTTCAAACAACTCATTCACACGGGGAATCCCTAAGTGCAGTTAAAGTACAATAAAGACGGACTTACAAAGCGTTTCGCTAATGGCTTTAACGCCATTAAGTCAAATCGGCGCGACGGTTTATCCTACCAGTCCGGAACGGCTGATTACTTCATGCGTGATGACCGCGAAGAGCTTGTAGACCAATCGCGGTCGTATGACAGAAATCACCCCATCTATGAATCCGTAATCAACCGCGCTGTAGATAATATATTAGGCGCAAAGGGATTCACGCTTAACGCGCAAACGCCATCCAAAGAAGTCAACACGCTAATTGAGACTGAGCTTTGGAAGGATTTTGCTATGTACCCCGAAGTCATGGGGGTTCATACATGGCGTGAGGTTGAAGCGATTATCTTACGAGACACTATCGTAGCTGGCGATATTCTAGCAAACAAGGTACGCTCAAAAGGTCAGCTACAGTTAATCGAATCGGAAAGAATCTCTAGCCCGTTCAGCGAAAAGAACGTGGAGCAGGGAGTCGAAAAGTCGCGAATCGGCAAGCCACTTCGGTACTGGGTAGAGACTAAGAGCGACACGTATTCAAGTGGCACCTACGATCAGATTAACGCTAGAGACTGTATTTTCGTTGCTAATCTTATGAAACGCTCATCCGCTACCCGTGGTATCCCCGCTCTTGTGTCATCATTCCCTAACCTACACAGAATCAATGATATCTTGGATTCCGAGGCTATCGCGTGGCAACTTCTGGCAAGGTTCGCAATATCTATCACCCGTAAAGAAGGCGGTAGTGAAAACAGCACAGAAGACCCTCAAGGTGATTCAGATACTTCTGGCGATGTGACTACTCGAATCAATGACGTAGATCAAGGTACTATGTTTTGGGGTGAAGAAGGCGAAGAGATTAAGGGCATTCAGCAAGACCGCCCTGCAAGCAATTTCCCCGAATCAATCAGAATGTATATCCGGCTATTGGCTAACCCGCTTGGTATTCCGTTAGAGCTTGCTCTTTTGGATTGGAGTCAGACAAACTATTCAAGCGCAAGGGCTTCGCTGATTCAGGCTGATTTAGTGTTTGAGGGATGGCAGCGACTACTTATCCGTCAATTCCACACAAGAGTTTACAAGTGGAAAGTCGGTGAGTGGATGCGTAAGGGTCTTATCCCGAATGATAAAGCGTATCTTAAGCATGAGTGGATTACGCCACCGTTCCCGTGGGTTGACCCTGAGAAAGAGGCTAAAGCTGTAGGTCTGATGCTAGACAGAAATCTCACGACCCACACGAAGGCATTGAAGGCCCGTGACATTGACCCAGACGATCAAACAGCAGAAGCTAAGGCGGATATGATTCGTGCGATTAAAGCCGCGCAAGAAGTAGAGGAAGCAACTGGCGAAAAGGTATCGTGGCATGAATTCGCCGCTACGGAAATAGGTAAGACGCAAGCCGCTGCTATGACAAATGCGGATGAGCCAAAAAAAGAAGAACCAGTAGAGGAAGAAGAAGATGAGTAAGAAATGGTTTTCTACTAATGCTTTTAAATCCGCGCCTGAAGGTGTAGACACCGAAAAAGGTATCATATTTGGTGTTGCTGTAGTCACGGCAGGGGAGGCAAAGGGGCATGGAGTCAGTCTTGATACATCATTCGTTGAATCCGCAGTTGAACAGGGTAACGCGAAGAAAAGCGGAATCAAAGCACGATTCGGACACCCCAATATGTGCTCAACCGCCCTCGGTTCTTTCATTGGACGAGTCAAGAACTTCAGAGCAGACGGAGACATTGCGCGTGGCGATTTGTTCCTTTCTAACGAGTCAAAAGAAACACCTAACGGGAATTTGCACGGCTACGTTATAGGTATGGCGAAAAACGAACCCGATATGTTTGGCTTGTCGATTGTATTCACTCCCGGCGATTCTTACAAGGTCAATGATGGTGAAGTTGTAAAGCAGGGTGACGAAGGTTTTGCCGATGCAGGTGGCGATACGTTTATTGAGCTTGGTAAATTACACGCTGCTGATGTTGTGGACGATCCTGCTGCAAACCCCGACGGCTTGTTTTCCGCATGGTCACAAGAGACATTCGCAGGGCAAGCTACAGAGTTCTTTGATACGCACCCCGAAGTATTTGAGTTGATGAAGGCGAATCCTGAAGTTGTTCAGGAGTTTATGAGTCGTTACTCAGCAGAGTCTGAGACGCATATAGTAGATTCGGTTGAATCTTTGTCTAGTTTGAAAAAGGAAAATGAAATGGAAGAGAAGAAGGAAGTTGAAGTGATTAAGGATGAAGGGAATCCGGAGCTTGAACGGTTCAATGCTCTTGCTGAAGAGTTCCCCGAAAATCCGACGTTTGTTGCGGAGCAATTTAAGTCCGGCGCAAGTGTTACAGAGGCAAAAGTAGCGCACGCTGAAGTTTTGAAAGTCGAACTTTCTACCGCTAAAACGCGGATTCTTGAACTTGAGGCAAGTGTAACAGAATCAAAGAAAGAAAGCGCGAGCGACGAATCCGAAGGCGGAGACGCGGTTGACGCTGGTAAAGAGAAGGTCGGAAAAGATTTTGACTCTCTCGTTCAAGAGCAGATGGCACTTGGTAAGTCTCCCGCTGAAGCTATTAAGTTTTGCGTGAGTGCTAGCCCTGAGTCGTATGCAAAAGCAAAGGAGAATAAATAATGGCTACTCAACAGGCTGGAACGCCTATTAACCTTATCGCTGGTGGCACGATTAAGCAGTATGCGGCGGTGAAACTTGTCGCTGGTGTTGCTGTTGCTACTGGTGGCGTTGCGTCCGAAGATAATACATATGTCGGACACGCGCAGCAAGCGGCTGTTTCTGGTGGCGTTGTTGCGGTGACGCTTGCGGGAACTGGAACCGTGAAGTGTATTGCGACTGGTGCGTTTGCTAAGGGAGCAGTTGTTTACACTATGGCAGACGGTGAAGTGGATGATGTGACTACTTCGTTGACCGTTGTTGGTGTTGCGCTTGAAGCGGCTACTGCTGCTGATGACATCATTGAAGTTTGCCCGATTCGCGGCGGCAATGACGATATTTCTTAAGGAGAAATTGAATGGCTATTAAAAGCACAGCACTGGTTGCACCTTATGTGTCTAAGGCACTTATGGAGTTCAACCCGGTACAGGACTTTATCGCGGCGCGTGTTGCGCGTCCTATCATGTCGATGAACCGCACTGGTACATTTGCAGTTATCGACCGTGAATCAACTTTGCCTTCAGGCGAAACTCTTGCACGAGCGGATGGCGCAGTTTACCCCCGCACCGATACCACGACTAGCTCTTTTGATTATGCGTGTTCGGGTTATGGTCTGGAAGAAAAGCTCCCGATTGAGCAAATTGCAGACTACAAAAACTTGTTTGACGTGCATTTGAATTCCGCAAAGGTAATCAAAGGTAAGTTATTGGCAGACCGTGAGGCGCGTGTTGAAGACTTGATTATGAACACCACGACCTTTACGACCGGAAAGAACACGTACAAGGACTACGGTTCCGCAGCTTGGTCTACGGCTGGGACAGACGTTATTTCGCAGGTTGCATACGCTAAGACGCAGCTAAGAATCAACAGCGGTCTTAAGGCTAATGCAGTCATCATGAGTGAAACGCAGCGTCAGAACCTTCTCACTGTTAATACGAAGATTCTTGCTCGCCTGATGGCAACTACCCAACTCGCAACGGAAGAGACGATGAACGCGGCTCTCGCCAGCTTGCTTGGTGTTAAGTATGTCATTACTGGTACTGCCCTGTCTAATAGTTCCAAGGAAGGTCAAGACGCGTCCAACGGTGAAATCTGGACAGACCAGTATGCTATGGTTGCGCGTATTGCTGAGACTGATTCGCCTTCTGAACAGGCACTCGCTCGGTTGTTGGTTTGGTCTGACATTGCCGATACCGATGTTCGCATCAGCACCTATTGGGAAGAGGGGACTGAGAGTGAGATTGTTCGTGGTAAGCTCAACGAAACTCAGTTGATTGTTGACGAAAAAGCCGGATTCCTTCTGGAAGTCGAAGCCTAAGTAGAGGAGATTAACCCCCCGCTTTCGGGTGGGGGGTGCATCTTATGAAGAACGTCCGTACAAATTCAGAGCCTATTGTGTATCACGCTCCAGGCAAGACCAGACGGCTGCCGCTATGGGGTGAACTGGTACGCACAAAGTTTGTATCCGAAGCTGTAGAAGTTCCTAGTTACGATGTGATTACTTGGAGTACAGATCACAATAAATCAGTCGTAGAGAAGAGCCTTGATTCTCTAGGCGCAGAAATAAACGTATTAAAGAAGGATCAAGAGAGTTGGAGTAATATCGACAAGGTGTTTATGACCATTGATTTCGCCCGTCAGAGTACAGCGGAATACATTATCGGTCTTGACGCTTTCGATGTTGTGCTAACTGAACATCCTTCGCACATTGTTAAGCGGTTCTTGGATTTCGATTGTGAATTGCTTTTTAATGCATCTAACGGCACATGGCCCAAAAGATGCAAGCCACTCCATGACTGCGATGTATTTGAGGCTAAGTTTAAAACTAAGTATCAGCACCTGAACGCAGGATGTTGGATAGGCAAGCGCGAGTACGTTCTTGAGTTCTTTGAGAAGGTAGCTACTGTAGAGCGTGATGTTATATTTGCTACAAGATATAGAGGCACAGAGCAGACAAGCGTTAAGTTAGCTGCTTTTCCAGATGAGTATCCTAGAGTTGACATTGACAAAGAGTGTAATATCTTTCAGCATATGCGAGGCTATAAAGACCTTATTCATAACGATGGGACATATCCAGCATGAACGTATACATAGATTGCGGCGCACATATCGGGAAGACGGTCTACGAATATTTGGCTGTTCATAATGAGGTCGATATTTGTTATGCGATTGAACCATGCTTGAATTGTCTGCAAGACCCGATGTGGCGTAAGACGAATAATCGCTTTGAGAATATCGAGATTATAGAAGATGCGGCGTGGGTGTATGATGGAGAGATTCATTTCTACATGAACCCTAAAAAGCCGTGCAGTCAGAGCGCGACAGTACTACTGAACAAATGTACAGGTGACTTGGATTATTCAATCCCTGTAGATGTGCCTTGTTTCGATTTCTCCGATTGGTGCTTACATCATCTATCTAAGACTGACTACGTTTTTCTCAAGATGGATATTGAAGGCGCGGAATACGAAGTAATCAAGAAAATGCACAAAGACGGCGCGTTGAAGTTAATTGACAAGATGTATATTGAGCTACACGGTGATAAGTTCGATCAGACCATGCCACATGAAGAGGTCATGGCTATACTGGACGGATACGACATAGAGATTGAGGTAGCCACACATTGAGCGTATTTGAAGTAGCGGCGAAAGCCACACTACCAGCTTGGCAATCTGTCTTCGGCGATACAGTCACGTATACGCGGGGTGTTGATTCTGTAGAGGTTACAGCTATACGTACAGAGGTGGAAGTCGAGACGCAAGATGTAAACGGTGTGTTTTTGCGTGATGTTATGAAGGTTTTCTATATTAAGAAGACGGATTTGATTCTTAGTGAGGTTCAAGCTACTCCGGAAGCGAAAGACACGATAACAGCGGCGGGTATTGTTTATAAATACATGGAAGATTACGAATACAAGATTGACACAGGTGAATACATGATACCTGTGACGGAGATTGTATGACTGTAATGACATTGCCTCAGTTGGATAAGTATCTGAAAAACATGCAGAGTCCCGGCTCTCGAGGATGGAGTCCTGTTCATAATAAGCTCGGAAAGTATTATCGGAACAAAGCCAAAGACAGAATGAAGAAGCATGTAGATGTTAATGGTGTTCCTTGGGCGGCTGGATACTCAAAACCATTCCCGAAAATCGGCGATGATGTCCCTATGATTCTTTCGAAGGGTGACGGAGTGAAACGCCCTAAGTCAGTTAATAATGGCGGTTCTGCTTTAAGGCAACCGATTAAGACGGCGAAAGGCAAGAAGGCAGCGCGTAGGTATCGATTGAAATATGGACCACCTTCGAAGCCTGATAGAAAACCGCTTGTACTAGCAACAGCAAGAGGACAGGGTGAAGCGGAAAAGCGCGGATATATTGGTCGTAAGCGTCAGATATGGAAGTTTCTAAGCACTCCCGGTCGATCAACACGAACAAGCAAAACCTCATTTAGCTACGGATATACACCCGGTACTCAGTGGATTGAGAAGCTACAAAACGGTGGAACGTACAAAGGGAAGAGAGTCCCTGCGCGTACAATCTTAGGTATCACAAAAGAAGACGAAAGATTTACAGAATCGGCATACGCTGATTACTACGAGAAGATGAGATTAAGAGGGAGGACAGGATGAAGAAGTTTATTCTAATCGCGGCATTGGTTTGTTTTGGTGGTTGCGGTGACTTCAATTTTGATATGCTTTCTAAAAGGACGGCAGACGGTGCGGCACCTGTAGCAAGCGCGGCAAGTGATGTTGTGACGGTTATTGAGGACGTTGCAGACATTGAAATCATTAGCGATGCGACGGCTACCAAGGGCGAGGCGATTGCAACACAGGTCAGCCAAGGAGCAACAGCAGCACAAGCGGCGGTTAAGATAGCTACTCCTTTTATGGGCGAGTATGCAGACACGGCAAACGCTGGACTGTTAGCACTACTTGCATTAGCGGGAGGTGCTGCCAGATTCTTTCGCAAGCAACGGAACGAAGAGAAGGAAGACAAAGAATTCGCAGAGGGGATAGTGGACAAATCAATCGACAGGATGCAAGAGGCAAACGAGAATCTATCCGAAGAGAGAGAGCTTGTGAATACACTGATTGTAGCTGCAAGCAAAGTACCGAATTCTGGCGAAGCAATCAAGAAAGAGGCGTTGGAGAATCTTCAAGCGGACGCAATCGAGGAGCGATACCTAGACCTAAAATCCGTTGGCGCGTTGGAGAAATCCGAAAAGAGCTAATGTACGACAATAGAGATAACAGACATCTAATGGAAGAGCTAAAGGCATACAAAGCGGTTTACGGATTCAGGCTAGAGTTAAACTTTTAGGAGAGCACATGAACCCATGCGAGTATAAAGAGCGAATCTGGAAGCTCGAAGACAACGCGATACCGTCATGGGTTCGTACTTTCATTCTTGGTTTGTTGCTATCTATGTTATGTGGTCTAGGCGGTGTTTATGTTCACGCTCAAGCTACATACTCAGATAAGGAAGCACTGAAAGAGTTTAAGGATGATATCAAGAGCAGACTTGAACGCATAGAGAATCAGCTTGACGATATTTCTTCTATGATTGCGAAAGGTAGACAATGAGTCCAGAAGATATAGTATTAAGGTATATAGGTTATATCTTTAGTGCACTTTCCGCAATAATTATCGTGTGGTATTACAGCTTTCAAAAGGGTCGTGAATAAATGGCTATCTGGACAAACGATAATCAATTCTCTAATATACGCGGCACAACCGTAGCCAGCGATTCTATCAAAACTGACAACATACCTAGAGTCTATCTGATGGAAGAAGCAAGCGGCACCGTAATGACAGATGTAGGTTCTGAATATACTGACGGAGTAAGGGACGCGGCTCTAACTCAAGTCGCGGGTGCGTTCGGAGGTCGTTTTGCTACTAAGGGTGACGGCACAAACTATAACACAATCCCTTGGAGTTCGGATTTCCGAGATGACTTTACATGGCGTATGCGGATCAAACCGACTGCGGCGGATTTGGCTGGCACCTATACAGGCGTTTTTGGCGGATGGTCGCCAAGTAGAAGTATATTCCTATACATAGATAGTGGTTTAATAGGGGTCGCATATTCCACAAGCGGTTCTAGTAATTCACAAAGTCTCGTAGGTTCGGCATTGAGCGAAGATACTTGGTACGAAATACAATTCACTTACGGAGCAACAAACGGTGCGACACTTTCAGTTGATGGCGTATCGAAAGACACCGAAGCCTACACGTCCGCACTGTATGACTTTAATGCTCCGTTGAAAATACTATCAGCAGGAAACACAGCCAGCTCTACAGAATTTAACGGAGCAATTTGCGATGTACGATTTTATCCCGAAGAGAAACCCGCAACCTATGCACCTGATACGGATTATTATAATCCTTCTGGGGAAGCTCTTATCCATGATGCAGGCGAAACCTACCAAGATTCTGCTCTTACGCAGGCATGGGATAATTCCACAGCCGAAGCTAATACATCTTTTGGTACAACAGCTGTATACCAATATGCAGACTACGCAACAGATCAAAGTTTTGCAGATGCAGCGGAGGTAGAAGCTGGTGCAACATGGAATGGAACTTGGCTGACACTCGCAGAACTAAAAATCGAAATGGATACTGGTAATAGATACCGTTACTTTAAGACCAAAATAATACAAGTACACGTAGACGGCACCTTTGATGATTTCTCATGTGACAGTTATGATGCAGATGTAACGCCTCCAAATGTTCCAACAACGACTAAGTTTGCACTGTTTGAGACTGACAATTACGTGATGATATGGGTTGACCCCGATGATTCCGATTTCTCGCATTGCGAATTAAGGGCTGTGATTGATACTGTCGATACGTTCCTTGCAAAGAACGGTTTAAGTCTTCCAGAATGGCAGGCAAGCCCTTCAACGTATTGGACGTTTGCAGAAGATGATATTACAAAAGATTCAGTAGTATCTAACTGGGTTTACGAAGACTTAGTAGGTACGGATGTAATGTTGTATGTTCGTTCCGTGGACACTAATGGCAACAAAAGCGCATGGGAAGCATTCACGCCCGGAAGTGGTGGCGATGCACCTACGCCACCCGACTTGGCTGTAGTGGACGAAGAAGACGGTACTGTAACATATACTGTATCCGGTGCTGATGCTGGAACAGCTAACAAGGTCTATACAATACCAGTGGTTGGTAAAGACAAGACACTTCGCGCAACTATAGCAGCGAATGGTAGCGACACATCCGCACTTGCGGCGGGTGCGTATTGGGCTGTAGTTGAATCGACAGGAACGGGCGGGATAACCGTGGGTGAGATGGTTTACTTCCGCGCTACAGATGGCACTATCTCCGAATTCTGGCAAGTGATGGATGCTGTAGCTGCTAAGATTAACGCAGAAGGGTTGAAAGATTCAGGCGGCGATACTGTCGAGGCTGTTGTTGAGGTACCACCGAAAGGCGTTGGTCTTGCTACTTCTCAGATTAAGGTTTTCTCTGAGCGTGATGAAATGGAACCAGACCACTCGCAACTAAACAGTGCAGTCTATCGCGTCAACGTGGCATACCTTGAAGAGTCTACGGACGAAGCGCAAGTCTCTCAGGCGTTTGTCGTTAGAGAGCAGATACAAGATATGTTCTTGGGGTCAAGGCTTGCAGGGTATACGATTTGTTACTGCATAAATGCCGAAAGCCCTAACGCTGTAGATGATTTCGAGCTAGATAAAAAGGGCTATACGCACTCACTAATTACACTTTCGTTCACAAAACTGAGAAATAAGGGGTAAGAAATGGCTGACAAGAGTAAAGACCTTCTTTTTGGTACTTCTTCAACTGGTAGTGTTGCAGCAACCGCAATGAGGATTACTGACAATACGGTGAAAGCAGAGTACACGTTTTATGAGCCAGACGAAAACGCCATGATTGGCACACAGAAACCCGCTAATACCGGGCGGCAAGTTGTCAAGACAGATGTGAAGGGTGCCATTACTATTCAACCTTCATACGCTCATGCAGATATTTTGTTGGGTGAATGTTTTGATGAGACTACAGGCACGTTTACGCCAGCTGATAACGCAGAAGATATCGCGATTGCAATTGTAGCAGACCGGAACTTTAACACTGAGACTTACGCCGATTGCTTCTTGAGTTCTTTGGAGATTAGCGGATCGGAAAACGAACCTCTCGCGTGGGTTCTTGACGTGATGGGAAAGACGGAAGCGGATACGGGAACCGTAGCGGCGTTAGCGGTGCCGGATGTTATGCTCTTTCAGGATGTTACTTTCTCTATCGGTGGCAATACATACTTTCCTACGGGTATGAATTGGAAGTTTGATTACGCACTTGAAGAGAGATTCCACAACTCAAACACCCGCTCAAGTGTAATGAGTAACGTGCAGAAATGTACGCTCGATCTTGAGTTTGATTATAACGCCGATACGTGGGCTGATTTGTTTAGCAAAGCCGGAACCGATACAGACGTAGGTGCTGTTGTACTGACTATGACAAACGGTGCTAACTCTGTGACTATCACGATGCCTGAAACAACCAACATTGGAACGTCAAGCGTCCCTGATATGTCGGGTGTTGAATCTATCAAAGGTACTCTAAATTTACGCGCTTGGTTGAAATCAGGCGAAGGCGATATTATGTCGATCACATACGCATAATTTTTAAAGCAGGAGGATTAACAATGGCTAAGAAGTTGAAAGAGATTGGATTTAATTACTCACACGGCGAAGAGCGCACAGAGACGATTGATGTAGACGGTTACAAACCTTTTGATATTACGTTTACCGTGCCGGATTCCGCTGGCAAGTTGTCATACGGAATGGATATCAACGACTTAGGCAAAGGAAAAGCTGTATTCAATTTCATTGTCGCTCAGATGAAGAGTTGGACGTTGCCTACTAAGTTTACAGAGAAAGAGCTCCTAGCAATCGACGATGTTATGATTCTGGCAAAGATTGTGGAAGCGATTGACGGCGCGAGTGCAGAAGTAAAAAACTAATATCGGGGTTAGAGCTTCACATGGTCTACCCCGAATTATCCAAAGAAGGTCACTGTGATTTCTGTAGGAAGTATCAGCACTTTAGTTTTAGAAATGAAGACCCTGAGAAAAGAGGCAAACCGCAATACGTCAACGGTCATCTTGTGCCAAGACCCGCACGGCAAGTAGTCAACTGCAAGGGTTGCCCTGTGGAATCTCACAAGTGGACAGAATCAAATAAAGACATCTATGCAAAGTGGCGTGTATTCCAAATGGGATACGGTGAAATTAACTATCGTGCGGCGTGGGCTTTCTTCAGGCTTAGCGAGACTGAACGCGAGATAGAACGGAAACTCAATGGCAATTACTAAAGCTGTTCGTATTGAACTAAACGCGAAAGTAGGCAAGAAGGGTATATCCCAGATTGCCAACTTGCAGCTATCCATGAAGAACGTGAAACGGTTAGCTACAGGTGCATTTCAAGCGTTCTCTCGCGGTGCTTTTGTTATTGGTGCCGCATTAACTAAAGCCACTTTTGACGCTGTAGCATTCGGTGAGGCAATGGCTGAAGTTGCTACGATCATTGATGTGTCAAATAAGGAACTGGGAGTATTTAATGATGAAATATTGCAACTATCGAAAGAGACTGGCAAGGGTCCACAAGAGTTAGCGAAGGCACTTTATCAAGCTGTATCCGCTGGTGTTGATGCAGCCGATGCGATGGAGTTCCTAGGTACTGCAACCAAGGCGGCGATTGGTGGCGTTGCTTCTACTTCGGAAGCTGTTGACGTTCTTACTAATGTTTTGAACTCTTACGGCGAAGCGGCTGGTGGTGTTGATCGTATCTCGGATATTATGTTTGAGACGGTCAAAAAGGGTAAAACCACAATGTCGGAACTTGCCCAGAACATGGGGCAAGTATTACCGTTTGCGGCTGAGTTGGAAGTGTCACTTGAGGACTTGTTTGCGGCAACCGCGACACTAACTAAGGGCGGTATTAATACGGCGAATGCTGCTACGTTCTTAAAGAATGCGCTTACGTCTGTTTTGCTACCTTCGGAAAATGCAAAGGCGGCGGCACAGCAATACGGTATTGAGCTATCATCTACCGCGCTAAAGAGTAAGGGCTTTCTAAACTTCCTTGCTGATATTAAAGAGAAGACAGACGGCGATACAGATGCGATGGCGAATCTCTTCCCTAATGTTCGTGGTCTTACCGCTGTTCTAGGTCTAGCTGGTGAACAGGCTGAAGAGTTCGCGTCTATTCAAGATGCTCTAACGAAATCAACAGGAGCTTCAGGCGATGCGTTTAGAACTGTTGCAGATTCAGACGCTTTTAAGTTCAACAAAGAGCTTAACAAGTTGAAAGTTCTCAGTGTAGATATCGGCACTAAGTTTTTGCCGACAGCAATTAAAGCCGTTGAAGAGTTCGGGAAAGTAATGGGAGAGGTTGCCGCTGGTGGTGCTGAGTTCTATAGTGAGAATTCCGAATTTATCGAAGGTCTAAAGGGTGCTGTATCTCTATTGAAGGAAATGGTCGAGTGGGCTTTACTTGTCCCAGAGTGGCTTTATAAGTCATCTAAGTTTGCTACCCAATTAACAACAGCCGCTGTCGGTGTTGTTGCTGACGCTGCCCTAGGTTTTGGAGCGGAAGACAGAGGAACGGAAGCGTTTAGTGCTGGCATTGCCCGTCAACGCGCTAGGGGTGTTAATCTTGGCGATCAAATGAATCAAGCCGCTGATGGTGCAGCCGATGCTATAGAGCAGGGGATTAAAGGCGAACTTGAAAAGAAGAATCAGGCACGACTACAGAGGGTAGGATAGATGAAGTTAAAATACGAATCATACTCATTCAACGAATCTACAACCGCGATGCAGATTAGCACAAGCACTGTATTTGATTCACGCGTCAGACCGGACAAGACAGAGCAGACATGGCAAATCACTATCGGCACTAAGTTTTTGCCGACAGCAACTAAAGTCGTTGAAGAGTTCGGGAAAGCATTCGAAGGTGTTAACGCTGGCGTTGAAACATTTGTAAAAAACAACAGGGAGTTTGTTGAGGGATTAAAGAGTGCTGCTGGGTACGCAAAAACCATCGCTGAGTGGGCGTTGAAGATACCGGGCGCATTCTATTCTCTTGGAAAGGGAATAGGGTCCGTACTTGGCACGTCGGGTGATGTGTTTTCCGCAGTTACCGGGATTTCGCCTGAGTCTGTACTTTCTTCAATGGGTGAAGATAGAGGAACGGAAGCGTTTAGTGCTGGCATTGCCCGTCAACGCGCTAGGGGTGTTAATCTTGGCGATCAAATGAATCAAGCCGCTGATGGTGCAGCCGATGCTATAGAGCAGGGGATTAAAGGCGAACTTGAAAAGAAGAATCAGGCAAGACTACAGAGGGTAGGATAGATGAAGTTAAAATACGAATCATACTCATTCAACGAATCTACAACCGCGATGCAGATTAGCACAAGCACTGTATTTGATTCACGCGGCAGACCCGACAAGGCAGAGCAGACATGGCAAATCACCACGGTAATTCAGGCTAATTCACAGGCTGACATTACTACCGGAATTGATGCTCTTGTAACCGCCTTATCTGTACCCGAAGGAACCTTGACGCTATACAACAACAACGGAACAACTAAGAGCGCACATGAAGTAACGAATTGTCATACGCAAACCATCGGATACCCAAAAGGCACAGGCGCGGAATACGCAAACCAACGCACTATAGAATTAACGGTAACGGGTTACGCTGATATTGTCAAGTCTGATGAGCTTGTAAGCTTTCAAGAGACGCTTACGTTTTACGGTGGTGGTGCTAGGCATATTTTCATGGAGACGATTTCAAGCACTCCGAAGAAATACCAGACGAATGCCAAGACAATCTACAGAGCGACACAGAGCGGAAGCGCAACTGCGAAAACAAACTACCCTGTACCACCGGGCAAGCTATTTCCGGGGCAGGAGATGGAAGAGAATCCACGGATAACAAAAAGCCCACGGTATCAGGAGTCAGGAGAGCAGCGTTTTACTATCAGTTGGACTTACCAATACGGTAGCGCAACAGAGTTTAAGAACACGGCACCGAATACATGGACGGATGAAATTGAGGAAACGGCATAATGGCTGGTATTGAAGTCACCAATTATGAAGCGGCTAATCAATCAGGAGTACGGGTATCGTATTCGGGTGATGGATTCGTAGCTACGGACGGTGTATTTCTTCAACAGTCAACCGATGGCTCGGATATAAACTACGCTCCCGAAGATGTGGTAGCGTTAGAAGTTCACGACGAAGAGTTTACAGCATACAAAGAGCCGCAATTACACCCGTTGATTATTTGGCAACCTGTAGCGGATGCTGACTATTACGCGATATACCAAACGCCTCCCGGTGAGGCTGAAAGATTAGTATATAACGCATCTCAGAATACATCTGTAGCTTTTCTTTCGCAAAGAATTCCATTAGCTTGCGTAGAGGGATGGCATTTCTTTAGAGTTCAAGCGGTAGACGCGGTAGGGAATGAATCTACAGTAGAGAAGTTTCCTGAATATGTTTACGACTTACCGGATTCGGTTACGGATATGAGTGTAATAGGCACAGGTGGCGATTTCACTTTTACGATTGAGGAGTAGATAATGGGAACACCGACAGCGGATAAACTTAGATACTATTTCGCTTCAAAGTATTTAGTTGCAGATGGAGGCACGATCACAGAGCAGACAGCCGATAGCGGTACTGCAACGACTATCGTTGATGCCGCGTTGACGCAAGCGGATGATTACTGGAATGGTGCAGTAGGTAGGTTTGAGGGTGACACCACTACGGCTGCTTTACGTGGTCAATTCTTCCATGTAAAAGACTTCACAGCGTCAAGTGATACGTTGACTCTTGCGCGATCCCTTCCGGGTGTGCCTGTGTCGGGTGATACCTACAAGATGTTTATCGGCGGCAACTACAGAGGCGATACTGAGCTTTACGGGTTGTCAATGAATGGGTCATTACCTGAATTGATTAGCACCACCGGAACCAATGTTACAGGGTTGACGATTACTAAGGCATCCCAGCAACTCGACATTGGCACCATGTCTGTGTTCTATGATTTCTCACAGGATGAATTATATATTAAAGTCGGCGCGGATAATTACGGACCCGGGCTTGATGTATCTGGCGATGTATCGGCGGGTATTATCACAGACGATACATTTAATGGATGGATTCAAGTTGATGTAGTTGCGGGTTCTTTACCCGGTGACAATCAAACTGACGAATTCATTTTAGCTAAACCAGAAAGAACATTGACACCGGATTACGAAGGGTACGAAACTGCGATTGACGGTGATGGATATACACGATATATGCTTGAAGTTGTCAAGAATACCGACAGCACAGACTCAATGGTAGGTCTTGAAGCGTATACCAATAAGCCAGCGGGAACCGCAACGACTATGGCAAGTGGTGGGTTGACTACGGCGGCGGGTTCTTTCGTCGCTACAGACGCTAGTGATTGGGATTCACGCGGATTATGGGTTAAGAATACAACCGTAAACGGTGGCGCGGGTGACTGTCGCTATATCAAGTACCGTTCAGCTAATAGCTTTTACAGTCAAGCTGTTGAATGGGCTACGCTTTCGTTTGACGGTGGCACTACAGAAATCGTCAAGGGTGCGACTATTGAAGATGAGACAAGCGGGGCAACGGCTGTTGTAGATCAAATCGTGGTAACTTCGGGAACGTGGGGCGGCAACGATGCAGCTGGTGATATGATTCTTAAAGCTGTAGATGGTGATTTCGGAGACGGTAATAATATTCAAGTATCGAGTTCTACCTATGCTGTTGCCGATGGTGATTCCGCTCTTGGCATGAGGGGGTATACGGCTGTGTCATGGAGTCCAGCGGATTCGATTGAGCCTATGAGTGATGTTGACTTAGGCGCGGATGCTCCTTCTACAGACCAATTTGAAAACCCTTCGACTGTTTACACGGCACCTGAAAACGTGACATTTACGGATTACCCTTCTACTACGGATGCTTTACCGCTTACAGAGTTGGCGGCGGGTTCGATATACGGTATCTGGCGTAGAGAGTGGATTGTATCAGATGCTAGGGCGCGTTCAGATGTGGACTCTTCTATTAACTCTTTTTGGAGCTAGAAAATGGCAGATAGATCATTAGTTGACGGAGCGGGGACAAACGTAACCGAAGACGCTGGCGCAACAGGTCATATTGATAATGTTACAGCGCATGGTTTAGCAGACCCTACGGCGTATTCGATTGTCTATAGCGCGGTAACAAGACAGTTTACGATTACATCTACTACCGATGTAGCTGTGAACGGTGTGAACTCTTCAGCTAGTAGCGAGACTACGGCGGCTCATGCGGATGTAACGGGACAGTATTGGGTTTACTATGCCTCCGGTTCTACCACTGCTACCGTGGCAACTAGCGCGGATATATGCACTAATGCTATCGTAGGTCGTGTTTACTATAACACAGATCAAGCGTCGGCTAAAGCTATTGAGTTTGAGGAAAGACACTCGCAGGAATTCACTGCAAGACTTCATGAGAATATGCACGAAACGGTAGGTGCGAAGCTAGTGACCTCTCCTCTTGGGTGTTCGTTATCTGATTACATTTTAGAAGACAGCACTAATGATGATTCTGTAAATTTCTCTGTATCTTCAGGTGGGATGTACGACGAAGATATTGAGAAGCTAATTGACTCTCTTGCTAGTGGTACGTACACGATTGCGTATCGCGCTGGTTTAGATTCTGTAAACCGTTTAGATTGGGATGATGCTGCGACTAACCCATTCAAGACTACAGGAACATATCTTGACTATAATGAGCTTTCAGGTGGTACATGGGGTCAGACGGAACTTGCAAACAATACTTACGTGAATATGTTTGTGTTTTCTTGGACTCGCAAGAACACACGCCAGAACGTCATATTCCAAGGACAAAATACATATCTGTCTTTATCTGGCGCACAAGTAGAGGAACCTGGGGATTTGTCTCTTCCTTCGGCGATTGCTCCTGAACAGGTGCCGCTTTTCCGAGTTACTTTCCGTTGCCGATCAACGTACACAGGAACTACGGGCGATTGTCGTATTGAAGCAGTTACGGATTACAGAGGAATGCCCGGCGCACAGGTTGTGGGTGGTAGCTCTACAGATCACCAAACGCTTATCAATCGTACCGCTATCGGTTCTCATCCTGCTTCGGCGATTGAGCCAGACGCAAGCACATGGGTAGACACTAATAAACCTCTTTCGATAACTGACACTGACTTACAAACTGTAAACCAGACCCTTAACGACTGGATACCTACAAAGGATTCGTCTACTCTTTTAACTGGTTTTGTAATAACAGACGCTGGCGCGGGTAAGGTTGACGTTGCAAGCGGCACGGCACAGATGAAAACTACCGATAGTGATTTATCAATGCCTGTTGCTGTGACCTACGCAGGAGATACCGATGTAGAGTTGACAGATGACATGATGAACTACATTTACTTTAATTACAACGGCGGAAGTCCCATTATAGCAGTAACAACGGACATATCAACTGTAACCCTTACGGATCAAATCCCAGTAGGAACGGTATATCGACATAACTCTACTGTGCATATTTCAAATGTACCTCTGAACTTGGCAAACTATGACGCAAAAAGCGCATTCCGTTTGTTTGAGAAGTACGGGCGTGATAGAATCTATGGAATGATTACTACCGAGACGGGAGATAGGAAGCTAGCTATCACGGCGGGTGTTTTGTATTTCGCCTTTTGGAGATTCACGACAGCGGCACTTGACACTTCCGGCTCTGATACATTCAATTACTTCTATAACGATGGAGACTGGCAACAGGCAACTTCCTCTACGACTATTGATAACTTACAGTATAACGACTACGGCACAGGTCTTGCAACTCTCGCAAGTCAACAATATGGCGTTCATTGGGCGTACTTGTCAAACGGCGGGACTCTTCACGTTGTGTATGGTCAAGGAAGCTATACTGAATCAGAGGCAAGAGAGGCTGAGATTCCTTCTAATATGCCAGCGGAGGTGATTCAGACTGGTATTTTAATTGCAAAGATTATCGTTAAGAAATCAGAGACAAACTTGTTTACTATTATCTACCCTTGGGAAACATTAATTACCGGAAGTGTAGCAAGTGAGCATAACGGGCTAGGTGGTTTGCAGGGTGGCACAGCGGAAGAATACTATCATCTTACTGCTGCTGAATATGCCGCTTTAGGTGGCGGTGGGGCAGGATTAGCAAAAAACGCAATTATTGGTGGTGATTTTATGACCAACCCTTGGCAACGTGGGGTAAGCTTCACTGCACCATCAACACTTGACATAACAGCCGACATGTGGCGTTTCTATAATTACAGTGCGGTCGCGGTGGCTGATGTTATAAAAACAGCAGACGCACCGACAGCAGCCGAGTCAACAACATACACTACTCAGTGCCTACATGTTGACATGACTACAGCGGACGCAAGTCTACTAGCTGGTGAGGCTATGTTTGTAGAGCAGCGAATGGAGGGTTTAAACACAGCTAGGTTTGGTTTTGGTAAAGCAGGTACTCGCAATGTAACTTTATCATTCTGGCATAAGCACACAAAGACGGGTGTGTATTGTATAAGTCTTTTAAATAGCGCACAAGACAGATCATATGTTTCTGAGTACACACAATCAACTACCAATGCTTGGGAAAAGGCAGAAATTACGATACCAGTTGACACTTCAACAACGTGGCTTTATGATACAGGGATCGGACTTAGGGTTAATTTTACCGTAGGTGCTGGTACGTCACTCCAAGCAACGGCAGACAATTGGACGACAGGAGCATATTACGCAACATCAAACCAAGTCAACGGGCTAGACAATACTGCCAATAACTTCAAGATAGCACTTGTTCAACTCGAATCGGGAAGCATAGCAACAGATTTCGAGACATTAGATGCTGGAACGGTTTTATCAAAGTGTCAAAGGTATTATTTTCAGAATGACGGCAGCGTCGGAGGGAAGCAGTGGATTATGCGACCAATAACAACAGTAACAAGTGGGAATACGTTTGAGTGGTTCAGTTTTCCTGCGGTCATGCGTACTGTTCCTACAGTTGGTTTCAATAACACCACGTTCAACAACGGAAACACCCCCGTACTTGCTGGCACTAACAATGATGGGGTTGAGGCGCAGTATACTATCACGGGTGCGACAAGCTTTATGCAGTTTGGTATAACTGCAAGTTCAGATCTTTAAGGGGGAATTTATGTATAAGCAAACGGGTGACGATAGCATTATTAGAATAAGTGACGGTGCTGTAATACCAAACGACAAAATGAATACAGATCGGTGCGATTTTGATAAATGGGTAGCGAACGGTGGAGTAGTATTGCCTTACGAAGAGATTGACATGTGCGTAGACGATTTGAGACGAGCAGCATATCCACCTATCGGCGATCAGCTTGACGCGATATGGAAATACTTTGACAGTGATAGCGTGGATATGGATTCAATGCTCGATAAGGTTAAGGCTGTTAAGGCTAAGTATCCTAAAGGATAAATATGGTTACTAATCTTACTTTTCCTAGCGGTGACAACGGCACGTTTCCTAGTGGCGATAATGCCGTATGGCAAACAACGGTACTGTCTAGCACTTGTAGTGTATATGATGTTAGAGCAAATACACAGGCTCAAGACAATAGCATATGTGATGTAAGCCAGATAATGCGATCCTCTGACGCTTCTAAATTCAATATATATTTCAGGTACAGGGGTAGCGATTTATCTGTATTCGATATAGCGTCAACCGTTCAGAGTAGAGATGTGTCTGTAAGTAATGCGTTTGTAGATAAGGGATGGATGCTTTACGCGAGAGATGTATCTACAGGAACCATAACGCAACTAGGATTTATTCAGTCAGGGTATACGACACTAGCAGCAAGTGTTTCAGATGGTATTTATGACGTAGAAGCGCGTCCGTGGGGTAACTACTGGGATGATTGTCGTACAGCTAGGGTTTTGCGTGTAGAGATATCCGGTGGTGATGTGGTCGCTCCTATCCCCGTTCCCGTTAGAAGATTATGGGCAGAGGACTTGACAAAGCGTGGGAGAGACATATACTGGAACTGGGTCGAAACGTATGGAGCTAGTGACCCTCACGACTTCGCCCTATGGTTTTCAGATACAAGCCCTGTAAGCACGTCAGGGACGCCAGACGCTACGCAGGATGCCAAGGGTGCTGGAGTGTGCCATATGTACCGCTACGCGCAAGCAGAGGCTAAATACGTGGCTGTGTGTGCTAGAGATTCAAGCGAGAACAAAGGCGAGGTATCCGAGTTGCTTCTAGACTATCCGGGTGGTGCTATTTCGGGTCCAGATATCCAGTGGGGTATGTCTAATGAGTAGTGTTAGTTTTGACGGATATGAAGACATACGAGACGCTAGTGTTTCTCTCACTAATGGCGTTGACCCGGATATGCACTCTTTGGGCATTGCTTGGAGTTCCGGTAGCGAGACAGAGACACGTAAAAGCCTTCCTTATTCAGGTTCGCTTATTATGTCAGACGGTGAAAACACAATTACAATACCGGATTGTAGGGGGAATGATTTCACAGCCGATACTATGGCTAGTGGCGGTTCGCCATTAAGAGTGAACGTAATGGATTGGCGATGGAAGTGGCGTTACGCTCAAACTATTACAGGTGAATATAATCGTGTGGATTCAGGCGGTAATAAGGTAGGCGAAAAGAAGTCTTTATTTCAGCTTTTCGGGGTGTTGGTTTCATTGCTTGACGTGCCGGGTGTTTGGCAAAATGACGCGGGTGAAGACTTAGGAGAGGATGGTTTACCGGGTCCCGATATCTATCCTTATGTCAACTGGGTAGCGTCTAGCCCTTCGTATGAGCTTCAGTCGTTATGCGCTAACTACGGGTATGTTATTTCACCTACGCTTGTAGATGGTGTTCTTGCTAATTGCCGGATTCAGCTTGACTCTACAGGCGCGATTCCTACAGATAAAGAAATCAAAGATACTGCGAAAACATACAAGCTATCGCGTTCAGGTAAGATAGTACCGGAATTCTCACAGTTTGTGGGTGGTCGCAATATATATCAAGTTGAACTGGATTTAGTATCCGTTTGTCCTGCTTGGATATTCCAGCGCGATACGGATGAAACTACAAACTGGTACCCCACTTCTGACGATAGTGGTATTATCGCATATCGACCACCTGACGGATGGTATGCGGGTTGCGAAGATTACGAAGTGACGGGGGTACTATCTAACCCTGATTGGGTGGAGACGTATAAAAAGCTATCAACTGATTACGTTTTCAAGACTTATCGACTTCCTGATACATTCAATATAGGCGATACTGTTTACAACCGCGAGGACGTGGTAAGCCTTTGGAGTGATATTCTATGCGAGGACTTCCAGCTAGTTAACGGTGAGAGGAAGTTCGCAAAAGGATACGTCAAGGGGGAATTCAAGACAGATACTTACTTCCAAGACAAGGATGCTAACCAGTCAACGTCTGATACCGAGGCTCTACCAGATTATGTCATTGATAAAACGGAAGGTGTTATACGATTCCGCGAGAGAGTGTTTGATATTGATGATGATGAAAAGATGATAGGTGCGACTCTTCGTTTAGTTTGTTGTTTTGAGGCTGAAGTATACACAAAGACAGAGAGCACAAAGGCTGTTATCGAAGATATATACAAAATTGATTATGAACCAGTCGAAGGCATCTACGGTCATTTACGGCGGGATGATTTGTACATTAGGAATCTTTGCCGCTACGCTCTTTCGGGGGTAGATTTAACTAAGTTGGAATATGCCGGTAACTCTACTATTGATAAGATACCAACTGACATAGAAGCAAGTAGCCGAATTAAAGAGGAGCTTGTACCTTCTTATGCTAGTAGCTTTAGCGATGGCAAGGATCTGCTCTTCGTTGGTATTCGTCACTATAGCCCTAATGGTAATATAGAAGAGGTTACTTTCAATATTAACGAGAATGGACCGACTACAGCGGTAGGTGTTGGTAAGCAATTAAGCCCGTACATTGACCCTCGCAAACTTAGAGAGTCGCAGATAATACAAGCTCACAATCAGCAAGCAGTTGAGGATAGGGTATGGAATAAAACGACTGAACCTTACGTCACAAGGGATCACAAATGAAAATAAAGAACGTATCAGGTGAGATTATCCCCGCATGGTCTTTTGCACATATCACCGACAAGATTGACGGGGTTTATCAGATTAACAAGCCGAATGCAGATAGTCTATCAGCGGCTTTACTGTGCATTATACCTACAGCGTTACCTATTGACGCTAATGGTGAAGGAACAAAGCCAGAAGACGGAAAGGTATCTATCACCTACAACGGAACAATCCCTAGCAATGGTGATGATTTCGGTACTGTATCCGGTCAATGGTATGGAGAGCAAGGGAAAACAGGCTTTAAGGTACTAAGCGCGTCCGGGGGGTACGCGTCCATTAGCCCTTTTAGTTCTGCACAACCGAAAGCCACTCTTCTTTCAGCACAGACAGATTACCGAGTTGATGATATAAGTGGATTCGTAATTGATAGCGTTAGCGAATGGGTTGACATTGACGAGACAACATTAACTGCTAACGACAGCTATATTGCGTTAAAAGATGGTGGCTTTCTTTATGTTTCATGGTTTACCGATATTCAAACTATCGGTGTTACTATAGAGCTAGGTCTTGATGATGTTGTTGTCGGTAGAACAGAGGGGCTATATAGTGCATCACAACTCAATAACCAATATATAAACGGCAACTATAAGATATCGGCAGGTGGAAATCCTAGACTTGGAAGGATATTAGTTGCAGGCGTAGGTGATAGTTTCAATCAGATACGCGCATCCTTTTCCGGCGATGGAACATCTACGGTCGGCACACTGTCACTAACCGCTATATCTGGTGTTTGGTTATTGCCAGACGAATCACAGTATTACCGCGTCGGTATGTTCCACTAAATCTTTTTTCAAATAAATCCTAAATAGTTTTTGACATACACCCTTTTGGCGTGTATGATGACTCGTGGATGGAGTATTTAAAACAAACTTTAGCAGATCGGACACACCCTCCCGCCCTCCTTCCAAGTGTTCGGTCTGCTCTTTTTAAGGAGGAACAGAAATGAATTTACGTAAGATGAAGAACGAGAGTTACAAGTATTTTACAGAGGTAGAGAGTCTTGAAGCTGTGAAGCAAGACGGAGACGCACTTCAATACGTCAAAGATCAGACGGAAGCTATTTGTCTTGAAGCTGTGAAGCAAGACGGATACGCACTTCAATACGTCAAAGATCAGACGGAAGCTATTTGTCTTGAATCTGTGAAGCAA